ATCTTGCACAAATCGAACCATACATTGGTAAGTATTACTCTACAGAATATGTTCGTAAGAGAGTCTTACGTCAAAGTGATTCTGAAATCATTGAGATTGATGAGCAGATTGATGATGAAATTGAAAAGGGTATCATTCCAGATCCAAATGGGCAAGATCCAATTACTGGAGAACCTTTACCACAAGAAGGTGGTGAAATGCCTGGTGAAGGAAGTGGTATGGAAGGAATGGGTGCTGATGTAATGGGAATGGGTGATATTCCTACCGATGAAAATCCAGATAATGCAGCAGCACAGTTGACTGATGCAGACTTCCAAAAAGACACCAAATCAGCAGAGATATAAATAGATCATATCATAACAACCCTTTTTTATGGAAAATATTATCGATTTGATTGCAACTGACGCCCCTGCTTCAGAAATTGCCGATAACATCAAAAACCAACTTTTTGCAAAAGCTGCTCAAAGAGTGGAGGTGGGTAGACCCGAAGTAGCATCAGCATTATTTGCCGATGAGGTAGATGAAGATGATATTGAAGGTTCAGAACTTGAAGTTGAACCTGATCAAGAAGAGTATGAGGATCAGGAATAGTGACAAGAACTTTATCTGATCAAAATTTAAAAGAGAACATTCGCACTATTGAAAATTCTCTTACAAAAGTTGCTCAGATTCGCGGTGTTAATTTTGATTGGAAAGAAGATCAAGCACCATCTATGGGTGTAATTGCACAAGAAGTTCAAGCAGTTTTTCCAGAACTTGTTAGTGAATATTATGATAATGGTACAATTTTCAATGGAACACTGAGTGTTAACTATAACGGACTCATTGGTCTTTTGATTGAAGTTGTGAAGGAACAACAAACACAAATTGATTCTCTCAACACTAGATTGTCTCAACTGGAATGATTGTCTAAATACTTACATTATTAAACTGCCCAGTTTATACGAGGATCAAGAATAATGGCAAGAACTTTATGTAAAGGTGCCGAGGCAGCCTGCCCAACAAACACTGGAACTGCAACTAGTTTTTCTGAGGCAACTGTCGTTCGTTTAGTTAATACACACAGTAGTAATCATCTTGTCACTGTTGTCGAAACTGCTGGTGGTGATGTTGTTGGATCTTTTACACTACCAACAGGATCAGTTGAATATCTAGAAAAAAACCCTACCCAGTGTGTATTTGCCGCAAATGCTGGAGTATTAGGTTCAAAAGTAGGATTTACCGCATAAAAAAATGAAACTTATTACAGAAGAAATTTCACAAGTAGAAATCATCTCCGAAGGCAAAGGTGCCAATAAGAAGTTATACATTGAAGGTGTATTTCTTCAGGGTGAACTGAAGAATCGTAATGGGAGAATGTATCCCATCCGAACTCTCTCAAGAGAAGTTGGTCGTTATAATGAAGCATTTGTCAATAAAGGCAGAGCTCTTGGTGAACTGGGTCATCCTGATGGTCCTACTGTGAATCTGGATAGAGTTTCCCATAAGATTACCGAACTTAAGCAAAACGGCAATAATTTTATCGGTAAAGCACAAATCCTTTCCACCCCTATGGGTAAAATTGCATCTTCACTCCTTGATGAAGGTGTAAAACTTGGCGTTTCTTCTCGTGGTGTTGGTTCACTCCAAACAACAAGTGAAGGATGTAAGATTGTTGGCGAAGATTTTCAGTTAGCAACTGCTGCTGATATCGTTGCCGACCCTTCCGCTCCAGATGCTTTTGTTAATGGAATTATGGAAGGAAGAGAGTGGGTGTGGGAAGGAGGAATCCTTCGCGAACAACTCGCTGCTCAAACCAAGAAGAGAATTAACACTCTTGTTAGTCAAAAATCGCTTGAGGAGAATAAACTCCAATTGTGGAGCGATTTCCTCTCAAATCTTTAAATTATAAATACATATAGATTAATACAAAATCTAATAATCAAATGTCCGTTGGTAGCAATTTACAAGAAATGGAAAACGTAGTAACCAAAGGGGCTGCACCTGCCGAACCAATGAATGCTGCTGGCATTCCAGTTGAAGATCTCGGCGGTCCTTCTCCTGAAAACTATCGTCCCGATGACGATAGTGCAAAACTCAAAGAACCCGCTGCAACTCTGAAGCAAGTCAGAGATGTTGTCAATGCTAAAGCTGCGAAAGCAGAAGCAGTATCTGACGAGATCGAAGACGGTCAAGAAGTTGTCAGTGAAGAAGAGGCAGAAGAAGAGACTGGAATTGTCGCTGAATCTGAAGAGGAAACTGCTGAAGAAGTAGTTACCGAAGAAGAAGAAGCAGTCGAATTCTCAGTTGAGGAAGACGTTGCCGCTCTCTTAGAGGGCGAAGAACTTTCCGAAGAGTTCCAGGAAAAAGCGAAGACCATCTTCGAATCTGCTATCAAGGCAAAACTTGGCGAGATCAAAGAAGAACTCGCCCAGTCATACGAGCAAACACTCGTAGAAGAAATTCAGTCTATTAGAGAAGGGTTGACCGAAAGAGTCGATGCTTTCCTTGAGTACGTTGCTGATGAGTGGATGAATGAAAATCAACTCGCAGTTGAGCACGGACTCAAGACTGAAATGACCGAATCATTCCTCACTGGAATGAGGAGTCTTTTTGAAGATCATTATGTAACTATCCCTGAAGAAAAATATGATGTAATCGAGAGTATGGTAGATAAACTAGATGAAATGGAGTCTAAACTCAACGAGCAAATTGAACACAATGTTGCTCTCAATAGTAGATTAGCCGAGTCCTCTTCTGACGTTATTTTCGCAGAAGTAACTGAAGGTCTTGCACTTTCACAAAAGGACAAACTCGCTTCTCTTGCTGAAAATGTTGGGTTTGAAAGTGAAGCAGACTATCGTGAGAAGCTTGTAACTTTGAGGAAGTCTTACTTCCCAGAGCACAACACTCAAAGAGACCATACAGAAACAATCTCTGAAGGAACAGAAGCGGTTGAGCAGACCTCTGTAACACCACTTATGGAATCCTACATGGATACTCTGAGAAGAGTCTCTAAAAAGTGATTTTAATATCATAAGTCAAACTAACTTTTTATAACAAGGTAAAAACAAATGCAGATGTACAATCAAGAGTACCTGCAGGAGAAGTGGGCACCTTTACTCGACTATGATGGAATGGATCCTATTAAGGATTCCCACCGTAGAATGGTTACCGCAGTTCTCCTGGAGAACCAAGAAAAAGCACTTCGTGAAGAGAAGGAATTCCTCTCCGAAGCAGCACCTACCAACTCTGTTGGTGCTACTGGATATCAATCCGGTGGTGGTCAAACCGTTGCTGGTTTCGACCCTGTTCTGATCTCCTTGATCAGACGCTCTATGCCTAACCTGGTCGCATATGACCTCGCAGGCGTACAACCAATGAACGGTCCTACTGGACTGATCTTCGCAATGCGTTCCCGCTACGCTAATCAGAGCGGCACAGAAGCACTGTTCAACGAAGCAGATACTTCCTTCGCTGGTCAGAACAATAGCGGCAACCTCACCAACGGTTTCACTGGCGGTTCGGTTGGTTTCGGTACTACTGGTGGTACTGGACTCACAAACGCAAACAACCCTGCTGCACTGAACCCTGAAGGTTCACAAGCAGCAACCACATATCCTGCTGGTCAGGGTATGCGTACAGACGACGCTGAAGCACTCGGAGATGCATCTGATAATGCATTCAACGAGATGGCATTCTCGATCGAGAAGGTCACTGTTACTGCGAAGTCCAGAGCACTGAAAGCTGAGTATTCACTCGAACTGGCACAAGACCTCAAGGCAATCCACGGTCTGAACGCTGAAGCGGAATTGGCAAACATTCTCTCCACAGAGATTCTTGCTGAAATCAACCGCGAAGTTATCAGAACTATCTACAAGGTTGCTGAGTCTGGTGCACAAGTTAACACCGCTACCGCAGGTGCATTTGACCTCGACGTTGACAGCAACGGTCGCTGGTCTGTTGAGAAGTTCAAGGGTCTTATCTTCCAAATCGAGCGTGATGCTAACCGCATTGCACAAAGAACTCGTAGAGGAAAGGGCAACATGATTCTGTGTTCCGCAGACGTTGCTTCCGCACTCACGATGGCAGGAGTCCTCGATTACACCCCTGCACTCAACGCAAACCTCAACGTTGATGACACCGGCAACACCTTTGCTGGCGTTCTTAACGGTAAGTACAGAGTTTACATCGATCCATATTCTGCAAACTCTGCTGCTGATCAGTACTATGTTGTCGGTTATAAGGGTTCTTCCCCTTACGACGCAGGTCTGTTCTATTGCCCATACGTTCCTCTCCAGATGGTTCGCGCCGTTGGTCAGGACACCTTCCAACCAAAAATTGGATTCAAGACTCGTTACGGTATCGTTGCAAACCCATTCTCACAGGGAACAACCACGATCACCTCACCTGGTCTTACCGCGAACTCCAACCGCTACTACCAGCGCGTCAAGGTTCAAAACCTCATGTGATTCGTTTCACAGATTCTTCGGAGGTCCTTCGGGACCTCTTTTTTTATGTCCATAAATAGAATTAAACTCTTGCGAAAATGAAACCAACTCCTAGAGAAACACAAGAAGCACATCAGCACTATGAGAAAGTTGCTGAGCATCTAATCTCAGAAGGTTATGCTGATGATAGGGATGCTGCTGATAGAATCATTAGTGGTATGAGCGAACAATGGTACAATCTGATTGTTGACTAATAATGACATCTTCATATGCAAATCAAATTCAGAACAGGAACTTTCTGTCTCCTGCTGGATTTAAGTTTAGTATAGCAAAGACTCCAAAGGTAGATTTCTTTTGCACAACAGCAAGGATTCCAGAAATTACAATGGAAACGGTTGTTGAACCTTTCTATCTGAAGAATCTTGATGTTCCCGGTGAAAAGATTGCATATGGTGATCTAACTTTGAATTTCCTTGTTGACGAAAACATGGAAAACTATATGGCAATTCACAATTGGATCACACAATTGGGATATGCAGAAACTACTGAAGATTTCAAAGACCTGGTATCAGAAGTCGATGGAACCAGAGATATGATGAATCAGTACAGCGATGCTGCACTGCATATTCTAAACAGTAATTTCAGAACACAGTCTATACTCAAGTTCAAAGATGTGTTCCCATATTCCTTGACATCATTAGATTTTGATAGTACAGTAACTGATATACAATATTTTACTGCTCAAGCATCTTTCAAATATACCATCTATAATATTGTAGGAGCGGACGGCAGAACAGAGTTATGATCGATCTTGAAAAAATTCAGGAGATGTGGGAGCGTGATGCTGTCATTGATCCTGATAACTTACATAATGAATCTTTAAAAATATCAGAATTACACTCAAAATATTACACTATCTACAACACAATAACCCTTTTGAGAGAGAAAGCGAGGGGAAGTTACAATAGTGTAAAGTTAGAAAGGCATAACTATTATACAGGTAAAGCACCTGCAGAGGTGTATGTTCAAGAACCATTTCCATACAAAGTTAGGGAAAAGGATGCTATTCAGAGATATCTGGAAGCAGATGAAAGGTTGAACAATATAGATTTAAAGATTAAATATTACGATACTGAATTGAAATTTTTGGAGGAAATAATCAGGAATATTTCTCAAAGAACTTTCCAGATTAAAAATGCTATTGAATGGCAAAAGTTCCAAGCAGGATTCTAATGAACCCCGAAGAAGAGTTTGGTTACACAGTAACTTTGAATATACACGATGTTCGTCTACTACACTACTGTGTTGAGGAGGCAATTAGAACTTGGCCTGGTTCACCAGCACGGGATGCTGAAGAGCAAGAGCATCTGTGGTATTTGAGAGATTCTCTTTATAGAATGATGTTAGATCATGTGTTTAATAAAAACTAAAGTGGGATAAATAGAAATAAATTGTCTATAGAGATGAAGACGTTTAGATCTTTTATAACTGAAAAATATAGTGAGGAACACGCTCATAGAAAGTTGTGGAATCACTTTATCTCTCACGGTAAGCACGGCAAAGAAGTAAGACAGGCGATATTAGATAAAGAGTATGATAAAGCATTAGAAATAATGAGTACTGAGGTTCAGTATTCAAAGACTGATCCCAAGCATCCTCTACATTTTGATAATGCAAAGAGGGGTTTTTCTGTAAAGAAAGGTAAGCAGGATACTGATCTTGATGGGTATCATAAGGAATTAGATGATGCTGTTCGTGGTGTTCATGCTTTAGCATCTCAGAAGAAATTGAGAGGTGCTGTTGAAGGAAGACACTCCGCTAGAGTAACTGGTGGATCAGATCCAAATGCAAAATTATCCAGAACCTTTAAAAGTGGTGGTGGTAAGAATGCAACACCAAAAGGTGATCTTGAGATTTTCAACGCCGACAATCCTAAAGAAAGGCGTGGAATTAGTATGAAGAAGGGTGGAGGTGCTCAACTTGCTTCAATGGAGTCTGGGGAGTTTCTAGCGACCTATAAGGCAGCAGCTAAGGCTTATACTAAAAGATTCCACGGAGAAAAGTCCAAGGAAGAGCGTAAAAAGATTCAGCAGGATATTATGAATCGTGCCAATAGAGTTGCCGATGCTAACGTCAATATGAAGACTGCTGGAAGGGACGAGAAACAATCTCTGAAGGTCTCTGCACAGGATGTTCTTGATGGTATGCACGATACCCATCCAAACCTCACCAGATTGGTATCACAGATTTCTACATCAGGTGATGCAAAGTTTGGTGGTAGAAACGCACCAGGGACTGCAGGTATAGTTCTGACTGGTGCAACCAAGAAGTCTGATGCTACTGCAAAACCTGCAGAGCAGCAAGCAAGTGCTAGACCAAGACAAGCATTACCAAAGGGAAATAAACCAAATGCCAAAGGTGAAACGAGACCAGGTAACGTGAAGGTTGATTATAGACCTGCACCACAACAACAGCAGGCAGCACCACAGCAGCAAGAACCTACTGAACGCCAGCAGAAGATTATGGCATTGAGACAGCAGTATGCTCAGCAGATGATGGCAAATCAGCAGGCAGCAGCTGCTCAACAACAGGCACAGATGCAGGCAGCACAACAACAAGCAGCAAAAGCAGCACAATCAGAGAGAGAAAGAATCGCTTCATTGCCACGTAGACATCAGGCAACTGCACTAAGAAATTCTCAAACCAGAAACTCGACTTCGGATCAAATATCACAACATATGTCTTGACACGCCTACATAAATATCCATAGGTGAATCTTATGGATTATGTCTCATTTGATTATTAGTAAGAAGAACGAAGTATATCTCCACATTCAAGCAGATCCTCACGTATATTATGAACTGGCAGATCAGTTCACTTTTGACGTGCCAGGTGCAAAATTTATGCCTCAATACCGTAGTAAGTATTGGGATGGAAAAATTCGTTTATTTAATGTGCAGACAGGGGAGATCTATGTCGGTCTGTTAGATAAAATTAGACATTTTTGTGAGTCTCACGAGTATAGTTATGAATTTTTGAATAATCCGTATTATGGATTACCATTTGAAGTAAATGAGATGATTTCACACGAAGGTGTGAAGGATTATATGACATCTGTCAGTAAATATGCCCCACGCGATTATCAAGTCGAAGGTGTATACGACGCTCTAAGACATAATAGAAGGTTGTTGATATCCCCAACTGCTTCTGGAAAGTCTCTGATGATATATTCGATTGTGAGATATCACGTTGAGCGAGGACAAAATACTCTGATAGTCGTTCCGACGACTTCGCTAGTAGAGCAGATGTATAAAGATTTTGCAGACTATGGCTGGGACGTAGGTTCATTTTGTCACAAAATTTATGCAGGTAGGGAAAGAGAAACTGACTCGCAAGTGATTATCACTACCTGGCAATCTATCTACAAACTTCCCCGCAAATACTTCTCAAGATTCAATGTAGTTGTTGGGGATGAAGCACACCAGTTTAAATCAAAATCTTTAATATCTATAATGTCAAAACTTTCAGATGCAAAGTTTCGTTATGGATTTACTGGCACGCTAGATGGCACGCAAACGCATAAGTGGGTTCTTGAGGGACTGTTTGGTCCTGCATATAAAATCATCAGAACTGAAGAACTGATGAAGAAAGGGCACGTTGCTAAACTGGATATCAATGTGCTTCTACTGAAGCACTCACCACATAAATTTGAAAACTTTGAGGAAGAAGTTCAGTATATCATTAATCACGAAAGACGTAACAAGTTCATCCGCAATCTTGCTTTAGATCTCAAAGGAAATACTCTAGTTCTTTTCCAGAGAGTTGAAGGTCACGGACAACCATTGTATGACTTGATAAATACAAATGTTGAAGATCGACACGTCTTTTTTGTTCACGGCGGTGTTGATACTGAAGATCGAGAAAACGTAAGGGAGATTACGGAGAAAGAAAACAACGCGATTATTGTCGCTTCATATGGTACATTCTCTACTGGTATTAACATCAAGAATCTCCATAATGTCATATTTGCTTCTCCTTCCAAGTCTAGAATACGGAATCTCCAGTCTATTGGACGTGTGCTTAGGAAAGGAAATAACAAGACCAAGGCAACACTCTATGATATTGCTGACGACATCTCCTACAACTCCAGGAAAAATTATACACTTAATCATCTGATTGAAAGAATTAAAGTTTATAATGAAGAAAACTTTAACTATGATATTGTAAACATACCACTTAAGAATTAATATGTCGGATGCTTTTTATAGCGCAATTAAATTAACTACCGGTGAAGAAATCTTTGCCCTTGTATATCCTGATGATACAGAGGGAGAGCAAATACTTCTACTGCAGACTCCAGTGATTATGAAAATTATTAATACTCCAGGAGGGTCACTAATGAAGGTCAAACCATGGATGACATTGCCTTCTGATGATTTGTTTGTGATCAGAATGGATAAGATAGTTACTATGTCTGAAATTAAAGATGAGAATATGATCAGGATATATACTAACTACATCGAAGAGTGTGAAGAAGACTCTGCATACGAAAAAGAAGTAAAGAGCACTGAAGAAGCAACAATTACTAGTCAGATGGGATATATTTCTTCAGTAGAGGATGCTAGAAAACTTCTAGAGGATCTCTATAAACTTAAAGATATTAAAGAAAGCTAGTGTTTCTCATCAACCCTAACAAAGGTATTCTACTCATATTTCACTAAGTTGTCAAGTCCTGAAAATGTGCTATAATGTTTTCATAACAAGAGTTTATCTAAACTTAAAATGATATTATGTCAAGAAAGAAATCAGAACATTATGTAAACAACAAGGAATTGCTTGAAGCACTAATTGTTTATAGGACAAAAGTTGAAAAGTCTTACTTGAAGAACTTCGGTAAAGACCTCACTGAGCAACCAAAAGAAGAAAGAGCAAAGCATTGGGGTGATAAACCAAAGATCTCCAACTATCTTGGTGAATGTTTTCTTAAGATTGCCACCCACCTTTCATACAAACCAAACTTTGTAAACTATATGTTCAGAGATGATATGATCTCTGATGGTATTGAAAACTGTATTCAGTACATCCACAACTTCGATCCTGCTAAATCAAAGAATCCTTTTGCGTATTTCACTCAGATTATTCATTATGCTTTTCTCCGTCGTATTCAGAAGGAGAAAAAGCAGTTAGAAATTAAAACCAAGATCATCGAACGTACTGGATTTGATGAAGTTATGATGGTTGACGATAGCTTGCTTTCTGGTAGTAGTTCAGACTATAATGCTATCAAGGATAATATTACGTATAAGACTAATCGATGAAGATTGCTATTATCACAGATCAGCACTTTGGCGCTAGAAAGTCCTCCAAGTATCTTCATAATCATTTCAAACAGTTTTATGATGAAATCTTTTTTCCATATTTGGAAGAGAATAACATCACAACTGTAGTTGATATGGGAGATACCTTTGACAATCGTCGAAGTATTGATTTGTGGGCACTTGAGTGGGCAAAGGAGAACTACTATGACCGTCTAGAAAAGATGGGCATCAAAGTTCATACCATTGTTGGTAACCATACAGCATACTATAAGAATACGAATCAAGTAAATACTGTGGGACTTCTCCTTAAGCAATATCCCAACGTTTTTGTTTATCCAGAAGTTGAGGAAGTAAAATTAGATAAACTCAAAGTACTTTTTATTCCCTGGATTAATAACGAAAACTTTGAAAGTAGTGTCAATGCTGTCAAGAGTTCTAATAGTATATGTGCGATGGGGCACCTTGAACTAAACGGATTTAGAGCTCATCGTGGTCACGTTATGGAAGATGGTATGGCGTGTGACTTATTTGAGAAGTTCGATAAAGTGTTTTCAGGACACTATCATACACGAAGTGACAATGGGAAAATCTATTATCTAGGTAATCCTTATGAGATGTATTGGAATGACGTGAATGATCCTCGTGGATTCACAATCTTTGATACTGAAACACTAGAACATAATCATATCAATAATCCTTTTACAATCTTCCGTAATCTTTATTATGAAGATACTAACCATAAGTTATTTGATTTCAGAGACTATGAAGAGAAGATTGTAAAAGTCATCGTCAAGAAAAAAAGTAGTCCCAAAGATTTTGAGAAGTTCATTGATAAACTTTATTCAGTCGGTGTCCAAGACCTTAAGATAGTTGAGAACTTTGTAATTCAAGGTGATGATGATTTTGAGGTAGAGGAGACAGAAAATACAATTTGTATTTTGAATAGATATATTGATGAAGCAGAAATGGAATGTGATAAAAACATCGTTAAAGGAATTCTGCAGAAAATATATTCTCAAGCGTGTGAGGTAGAGTAATGTTTCTTCTTACAGTCAAAGATCAGAAAGATGACGGTGCTTATGCGGTCCACGACCGTAAGGGTAACAAAGTCCTCTTTCTCTTTGAAGAAGAAGATGATGCAGAACGCTATGCTATGCAACTTCACGATCAAGAAGATGCTGTGATGGAGGTTATAGAAGTTGATGGACCACTTGCAATTCGGACCTGTAAGTTGTATAATTACCGATATACTGTGGTTAAACCCAGTGACATTGTTATTCCCCCTAGATTAGATGATAACGTTCCAGAAAATCCGTTGGCGTAATTTTCTTTCTACTGGTAATCAGTTTACTGAAGTAGAATTAAATCAACATAGAACCAACCTTGTTGTTGGAACCAACGGTGCTGGTAAGTCCACGATGCTGGACGCTTTGACGTTTGTTCTATTCAATAAACCATATCGTAAGATCAATAAACCACAACTAGCAAATACCACGAACGAACGTGAGTGTGTGGTTGAGATTGAATTTACAATCAATACAAGACAATATCTTGTACGTCGTGGTATTAAACCAAACGTGTTTGATATCGTTGTAAATGGCACTCAACTGCATCGTGAGGCAGACGACAGGGCGATGCAACGTATCTTGGAAGAAAATATCCTTAAACTGAATTATAAGTCCTTCACGCAGATTGTAATCCTGGGTAGCAGCACTTTTGTGCCGTTTATGCAACTTACTGCTTCTAATCGACGTGAGGTGATCGAAGATCTTTTAGATATTAGAATCTTCTCTGCAATGAACAGTATTCTTAAAGAGTATGTGAGAGAGAAAAAGAATCAGGTTAAGTCTTTAGATCTGAAGAAAGAGACTTTGAAGGATAAGATGAAGATGCAAAAGAACTTCATTGAGGAACTTGAGAATCGTGGTAATGCAAATATTGATTCTAATAAAAAGAAAGTTGGTACTTTGGATGAAGAGATTCTTCTTTATATGAAGCAAAATTCTGGTATAGAAGAATCTATTTTTCAGTATACGAAAGAGCAAGAAAGTGTCACTGGAGCAGATAATAAATTAGCAAAACTAAACAATCTAAAAGGTAAACTATCTCAAAAGGTAGGCACAATTACCAAAGAACATAAGTTTTTCACAGAAAATACGGTATGCCCAACCTGCACTCAGGATATTGAAGAAGAGTTTAGGTTAAATAGAATTGAAGACGCTCAAAATAAGGCAAAGGAACTTAGAGATGGTTATGAGGAACTTGAGAAAACAATAAAGTTCGAACAAGAAAGAGAGCGTCAATTTATTGCCCTTTCCAAGGAGATTACAAAACTAACGCATGATATTTCTCAAAACAATACTCGGATCAATCTCAATCAGAGACAGATCAGAGATCTTGAAAATGAAATTCAAACTATTACCAACAACTTACAGAACAGAAATACTGAGCATGAAAAGTTAGAAGAGTTTCGAGAAAATCTCCAAAAGACAATTGAAGACTTATCAGATAAAAAACAAGAAATCGTTTATCACGATTTTGCCTATTCCTTGCTTAAGGACGATGGCGTAAAAACGAAGATCATTAAGAAGTATCTTCCGTTCATAAATCAGCAGGTAAATCGCTACCTACAGATGATGGACTTCTACATCAACTTTAAACTTGATGAAGAATTTGGTGAAAATATTGAGTCCCCTATCCACGAAAATTTCTCATATAGTTCATTTAGCGAAGGTGAGAAGATGAGAATTGATCTAGCATTACTTTTTACATGGAGGGAAGTCGCTAGAGTCAAAAATTCTGCCAACACTAACCTGTTGATTATGGATGAAGTCTTTGACTCATCCCTTGACGGATTTGGAACAGATGAGTTCCTTAAGATCATTCGGTATGTTGTTCAAGACGCAAACATCTTTGTCATCTCACACAAACAAGATATGCTCGACAAGTTCGAGAGTGTGGTAAAATTTGATAAGGTAAAAGGATTCTCCCGTATAGTCTCATGAATATACCTAACTGGCAACATCACTCCAAGAAGGATCAAAAACGAACTCTCAAACCACAAGCGTTGAGAGAGCGTAGAGCAGCACTACAGGATCTAAAGCGTAAAATCAGATATACAACGTTTTCCCACGATACCATTAGAATTATATAAATATTTGAAAAATAGTATAATACAATGTCTGCCAAAAAATTTATTTCGATTCAGGAAGCATATGCTTCTATCTACGAACAAAAGGGCAAAGAAGAAGATAAGAAAGAAAAGGACTGCGTAGATAAATCTGAAAAGGGTGCACACAACTGTGCTAAGAAAGTTTGCCATGAAGAGTTTGGTGAAGGAAACTGTGTCTTTGGCGAACACGCAGAACCTGACAGATATGGATTCGTAAGTCATTATGATGTTCTGTTTGAGCATGGTGTTGAAAGGGGTGTTCCTGTAGACGAGATGCGAGTTCTTACTATGGAAGCACATCCTGGTCATAAGACCATGTATGCTCATACTGAGGTAGAAGGTGAGGACCTCACCGAAGAGATGATTGTTGAGGAGATGGGTAGTCACGTTTATGATCTTCTTGAAGTTTATCTGATGTCTGAAGGTGCTACTGAAGAGGAAGTAGCATATATCGTTGAAAATGATATGGAAGAATTGATTGACGAGGGCATACTTGGCGCAGCATTGAAAATTGGTTCTAAACTTCTCAAGGGTGGAAAACTTTTGAAAGGGGCAGGTGCTGCTATTAAGAGTGCAAAAGTTGCTTTCAAGGGTTCAAAGGGGGCAGGTTCTGCTGTTAAGCAGTTGGGCAAACTTGGATCTGGTAATGTAACAACTGCAGGTGCTAAGATGGCACCAAAAGCAGGAAGTAGAGCTGCACAACTCCAAACAAAATATGGTATTGGTGCAGAAAGAAGTATGACTTCTGCTAAGAGAAAAATTATTGATAGAGCTAGATCTCAAGTTAGTTCAGCTGAAAGGCAGCAGAAAATGGGAAATGCATCTCAATCATATGTTGATAAGGCTAAGTCAGCACTTGACAAGTATCTGAAGGCAGGATACAGTAAGTATGGTGCTGATCTTCCTATGGCAGGTAAAGGTTCAAAAGCAGCAAGACGTGCTGCGGAACTTAAGAATAAGTGATCTAAGACACTTTTTAAACTGTCCACTGGGAGGTCTTAGGACCTCCTTTTTTTGTATAATAGGTTCATACGCAACAAAGCAATGACCGTTTCTCACGAAATCAAATCCCAACTTGCTAAACTCCTTGCTACTGAGGATTTGATTGTAGAGAATAAGAAAGTTGAAACTGCTTGCTTTAATGTTCATACTCGTGTGCTGACTCTGCCGATGTGGGAGAAAGCAAGTAACAATGTTTATGATCTTCTGGTTGCTCATGAGGTAGGACACGCTCTATACACTCCTGATGAAGATTGGATTAAAAACTATAAGATTCCACCACAATTTGTAAATGTGGTTGAGGATGTCCGCATTGAGAAACTGATGAAGCGCAGATACGCTGGCATCTCTAAGAGTTTCTATCGTGGATATAATGAATTGTCTGATGAAGATTTCTTTGATATTGCTGATGATGATGTCAGCACAATGAATCTTGCTGATAAAGCAAATCTATATTTCAAGATTGGTAATTTTGTTGATGTTCCATTTAATCAGAAAGAACGTGAAATCTTGGACTTGATTGCCAATACAGAAACTTTTGCTGATGTCCTAGAGGTTTCTAAGATCCTGTATGAATTTTGTAAGCAAGAGAGTGAAGATGATCAAACATCTGCAGAACAAGAGAAGCAAGATTCTAATGCAGAACCAAAGGATGGTCCCAAAGGTGATAATCCCGATGATACCGATAGTGAGACTGAAGAAGTTCAGGAAGATGAGTCCTATGGTGGCACTGCAGGTGGTGATGTAAATCAATCTATTCCACAAGATACTGATGAACCACAAGAACCTGAAGTTGAAACAATGAAGTCTCTTGAGGAAGCACTCAAGAACCTAGTCAACAATATGTCTATTGAGAATGAGTATATTGAAATTCCCGATATTGACGTTAGTAAGATGGTGATTAGCAATCAAGAACTGCACAATCGTTTTTCTGAATGGGATGATATTCCTGAAGAAGAGTTTTACTTTTCTGATAGATCTTTTCAAAAGTTCAAGAAGTCTGCTCAGAAAGAAGTTAATTATTTGGTGAAAGAGTTTGAGTGTCGCAAGTCTGCAGATTCATATGCTCGTGCTACTACTGCTCGCACTGGAGTTCTGGATTGCACTAAACTCCATACTTACAAATATAATGAGGATCTCTTCAAGAAAGTAACCACTCTTGCTGAAGGTAAAAACCATGGTTTGATGTTCTTGTTGGACTGGTCTGGTTCAATGGCTAACGTTATGGAAGACACTCTCAAGCAACTTTATAACTTGATGTGGTTCTGTAAAAAAGTCAATATTCCTTTTGATGTGTATGCCTTCACTAATGATTATCCTTGGAAGAAAGATAACACCTCATATTCTCGTGGTGTTTATGTTGCTAAGGAAGGTCTTATGATGATTCCTGACTGGACTAGTCTGATGCATATATTCACTCATAAGACTAAGTTAAAAGTCATGGAAGATCAAATGCGGAATATCTATCGTGTTGCTTGGACCTTCACCAGATACACGGGATATCGTATTCCTATTGGTTTGTCTCTATCCGGCACACCTTTGAATGAATCATTGGTTGCATTTAATTCTATTATTCCCAAGTTCAAACAGGACAATAAACTTCAGAAGGTTCAATGTGTTGTTCTTACTGATGGTGAAGGTTGCTCTAATAAGTTTCATAAAACAGTTCAACGTCACTGGGAAGCAGAACCATATTTGGGTGTACGTAGTTTCTCTGAAAACTGCTATCTTCGTAATCGTAAGAATGGTAAAACCTATCACGTTGGTTATAACTGGTGGGATGTTACAGATAGTTTTCTACGATTGATGTCAGATAGTCATCCTGACACTAACTTTATTGGTATTCGTGTTCTTGAATCTCGTGATGCTAATAGTTTTATGCGTCGTTATACTAATGTGAGTGAATTCATCACACTACAAAAGATTTGGAAGAAAGAACGTTCATTTACTATCCATAACTCTGGATACAATTCTTACTTTGCAATCTGTGCATCCTCACTCTCTACTGACACGGAGTTTGATGTTGATGAAGGAGCAACTAAATCAAAAATTAAAACTGCTTTTGCTAAGTCTCTAAAGGGTAAGAAGGTCAACAAAAGAATCCTCTCAGAGTTTATTGAACTCGTTGCCTGATAAATATTTCTATAAAACTAGGAATTAAAAATGTCAAGATTCGGAGAACTTATCGGTAAGGATGCACCTAAAGCAGCAGCACCTGCTCCAGCACCTGCACCAGCACCCGCTCCTAAAGCAGTAGCACCTGCACCTGTACCTGCTCCTCTGAAGGACGTTGCACCTAAGCGTAGTCTTCGCTCTAAGCAGTGATCCAATACTTCAACTGTCACAGATGGGCACTTCTAGTGCCCTTTTGCGGTTATAATAACTTCAGTTGAAACAAACAAACCAACATTATGTCCGTCTCTGCAGATTACATTCGCACTTCGCTTCAAGCAGTGTATGGAGAGTCTGTCACTTCTGGTGATATTCGTGCCTGGTGTGCTATGAATGGTTGCAACTACCAGACTGTTACCAATAAACTTGCCGATTATAAGACTGGTCGCGGCAGATGGAATCTTACTGTTCGTGAACAGATCGAACAAACTTACCAGTCTAGTCCTAACGTTATTCCCGATCGGGAACGTGAAATTCAAAATCTTATCCCTACAAAAGATGATACCTTCGTCAAGTTTGGCAATTTCGGTGATCTTAAGAAAATTATTCAATCCCGTCTATTCTATCCAACGTTCATTACTGGACTCTCCGGTAATGGTAAAACTTTCTCAGTTGAGCAAGCGTGTGCTCAGTTGGGTAGAGAACTTATTCGTGTAAACATTACTATTGAAACTGATGAAGATGATCTTATTGGCGGTTTCCGCCTTGTTGATGGTGCAACCGTCTGGCACAATGGCCCAGTCATTGAAGCACTCCAACGAGGAGCTGTCTTGCTCCTTGACGAGGTTGACCTCGCCTCTAATAAAATTCTCTGTCTCCAGAGCATTCTTGAAGGAAATGGAGTCTTCCTTAAGAAAATTGGACAGTTTGTCCGACCCAGTGCAGGTTTCAACATCATCGCAACCGCAAACACTAAAGGTAAAGGTTCAGACGATGGACGATTCATTGGAACTAACGTGCTCAACGAAGCCTTCCTTGAGCGATTCCCAGTAACCTTTGAGCAGCAGTATCCTACTCCTGCTAACGAAGCAAAGATTATTGCTAAGGTTGCTGATACTCTTGGTGTAATTGATGACACCTTTATCTCTCGCTTGGTTGATTGGGCAGACATCATCCGTAAGACCTTCTATGATGGTGGTATTGAAGAGATCATCTCCACTCGTCGTCTGGTCCACATTATCCGTGCTTATAGCATCTTTGGTAGTAAAGCGAAGGCAATTGAAGTCTGTGTCAATCGTTTCGATGATGAAACCAAGCAGGCATTCCTAGAACTTTATGATAAAGTTGATGAGGACTTCCAAATGCCTGATCAAGAAGCAGTTGACGTTCAAACATTCTCTTGATATAATGGATAAGATAAAAGAGCAAATGCTTAACTCCTGGTCCCTTCTATACGATGAACTAAAAATGGATGAGTACCCCTATGCCGATAACTTCGGACAAGAATCAACTGGTGCAATTAATTTAAATATTGAAATGCCCAAAAACAACAATTATAAGTATAGTGAGGAAGAAATCCTCCAAGAATTGAAAGAGTATATCTCCAGCACGTATAAGCAACATTATTCTGCTGGTGATGACCAAATTCAGACTCTTGATCTGATTGAAGCGTGTGGTGATGGTGAAGCGTTCTGCCGATCTAACATCCTTAAGTATGCCTCTCGCTATGATAAGAAAGGCACTGCACGACGTGACATTATTAAGATTCTGCACTATGCTGTGCTTCTGATGCACTTCAATGACAAGAACGCCAAACGTGAAACTTACAACCAATGACTATGAAACTGTCTGACAACACCCTCAATATTCTCAAGAATTTTGCTGGGATCAATAACTCAATTCTTGTAAAGGAAGGAAATAAACTTCGCACTATTTCTATGGCGAAGAACATTCTTGCTGAAGCAGACATTAGCGAAGAGTTTCCTCGTGATTTTGCTATCTACGATCTGAACCAGTTCCTGAATGGTCTCAGTCTGCACCAGGATCCTGATCTGGATTTCAATCAAGAAACTTATCTGTCTATCAAAGAAGGTAAGCGTCGTGTGAAGTATTTCTTTGCAGATCCTAACGTGATTACTTCTCCTCCTGAGAAGGAAATTACTCTCCCTTCTGAAGACGTTTCATTCCAGTTGGATAGTGCCTCTTTGGAGAAACTGACTAAAGCAGCACAAGTCTATCAACTGCCTGATCTGTCTGCTATTGGTGAAGCAGGTGTTATCAAACTTGTGGTTCGTGATAAGAAGAACGATACCTCTAATGAATATGCAATCGTAGTTGGTGAAACTGAAGCACAGTTTACCTTCAACTTCAAAGTGGAAAACATCAAGATCATTCCTGGTGCTTACAATGTAGTTGTATCTTCCAAACTGTTGTCTCAGTTTACTAATACTAAGCACGATTTGAAGTATTACATTGCCCTTGAACCTGATTCTACTTTCGGTTGATGAAGATTACTAAAGAACTTCTTTCAGAGATTGAATGTGCTCTGGATATGCGAAAAAAAGATGGATCTAACATCTGGAATGATGATGATCAAATTCAAGTTCAGATTTCAGGAACTTTTGCAGCAGACAAGTTTATTGTTCTGAAGAAAATTACTCCTAAAGAGAATACTATTCCTGATCCTAACTTGAAACCTCATCATCAGATCAGTCACGATCCCAAATACCTTCTCCCTCTTGATCAACGTAAATGATTATTTGGTCTGCGAATCGATCAGTAGATATTTCTACTCCTGTAGATCTATTGAAGCGTCGTGAAGATTCTATTGACTCTATAGGAAACTATCGCAGTTCCTATTTTATTGAACCATCTTCAAGACCAGAGACTGATTACTTGGGAGATTTTTATACAAATCTCTGTGATGAGATTTGTTATGATCTTTTTCTAAAAGG